TACCAAGTCTCTGAGTTCATCCAGCAGCTGCTCGCGCTCCAGGGCATCGACGACGCGCCCGTGTTCAAGCGCACACGCATCAGCAATCAGAAAGAGCAGGTCGACATGGTCATGGCCGAGGCGCAGTACCTCGACCGTGAGACGGTCCTGCGCAAGCTGCCGAACATCTCGCCGAACGAGGTGCAGGCGATCAAGGAACGCCTCGACGCCGAAGACGAGGAGCGTATGGGCACGTTGGTGAACATCGGCAAGTCTGGCAGTGACGAAGACGACGATGAAGGCGACGACAAAGGCCGTATAAAATAGGTGTCGCCGTAGCCGATATATGTGAGGTGGTCCGACCGTGAAGAAGATCCATTCAATTGATGAGATCCCAGTCATTCAAAACGGGTCTGGGTGGCTGTATGTGACGAGCACTGGCCATACGTCTAAGTATCCATATCCAGATAAGTCATTTGCGCAAAATATGGCGCTCGCACTCGGCGGGTATGAGCTCGTATCTGATGAAACCGCAGAAGAAGCCGACGACCATACTACCGTCACCAAGACACAATACTTCGACGGTTTCCAGATCGATACATATTCAGACGGCACTTACGGCTACATGACAGATGGCGGCAAGCACAAGGAAGGCTACAAGTCGAAAGACGGCGCCAAAAAGGCCGCCACAAAGCTCGTGGCCGCAGAGCCGAAAGGCCCGCAGGTCTTGAAGAGCGAAGACAAGGGCGGGTATACCGTCAATACGTTCACGGACGGCACCTATGGCTATCTAATGCCTGACGGCACGTTCAAGAATGGGTACAAGTCGAAGGACGGTGCCGGCAAGGCCGGCAAGAAGCTCGCGGCGAAGGCCGCGAAGGCGCAGGACGGCGCGCAGGCCAAGCTGCTCGAGAAGCAGGCGCAGGAGCTGCAGCAGAAACTGCAGCTCACCTATGCCGATGCCATCGACGGCATGACGGCACGCATCGAGGAATCACTCAAGCAGTTTGCGAAAGACAATGCGCAATGGCAGGCCGATGTCGCCGCGGGCAAGAAGGACGCGAAGGCATATGCTGCCTGGTGCAAGGACCAGGCGTTGCACAACGACCAGCTCAAAGCCCTCAAGAAGGCGTTGGCGCAGGACCTCATCGCCACTGATAAGATGGCGATGGCGTATGTCAACCAAGTACCGGCTGGTGTGTACGCCGAGGGCATGAACTTCGCTACGTACGAGATCGAGCACGGCGCCAAGGCGAACACATCGTTCACGCTGTACAACAAGAACACCGTCATGGAGCTTGTCGCGAACAAGCCTGACCTGCTTCCGCAGGCTGCATTCGATAAGGCGAAGGATACCGCATGGAACAGCCGCCATGTCACGGCCGCGGTGACGCAGGCAGTTCTGCAGGGCAAGACGGTCCCGCAGCTCGCAGCATCGATCGCAGGCATCGCCGCCATGGACCAGCGAGCTGCGATGAAGGCAGCACGCACCGCCATCACGAGCGCGCACTCGCTCGGCAAGCTCAAGGGCTACGAGCGCGCCGCCGACATGGGCATCGGTGTCAAAAAGCAATGGTTGGCGGCGCTCGACTCGCGCACACGCGGCAGCCACCGCCACCTGGATGGCGAGACGGTCGGGCTCGATGAGGAATTCAGCAACGGGCTGAAATACCCCGGCGACCCTGACGGGCCTGGCTCTGAGATCTACAATTGCCGTTGCACGCTGGTGCCTGTCATCGACGGTGTGGAGTACGACGAGGTCGAGCGTGCCAGCAAACTCGGCAACATGAGTTATGAGGAGTGGAAGGCCGAGAAGCTGACTAAAGAGCAGAAGGTCGCGAAGGCACTCGACGAGCAGTTGAAAGACGTCGACAACGAGATCGATGTGCTGAAAGAGCTCATGAAGGGCGCCGACAAGACATATTCTGGCATTTGGAAAGACCCCGTGACGCTCGCCGATTGGGACGCGAAGAAAGACGCTATTCCCAAGAAGCTCGAATACTTCGAAGAGCACATTGCGGCAAACAGTAACACGGCCGCGGTGGAGTTGTTGCAGAAGTATATCGATGATATCGAAGATTTTGACAAGCAAGGTCAAGCATATAAGGCATATGTTGACAAGATGGCGGCGCTGAAGCTCAAGCGCCAGTCGATCCACAAGCAGATGGTCGACCTCGGGCTCGTCGAAGACTCTGCTTTCAGCGAAGAGCGCAAAGCCAATGCCTGGCGGTTCACTTCGCCTGCCGAGGCCGACGAGCATTTCAGAGGGGTAAGCGGCAAGGTCTGGCGTGAGGCCACCGCGGCAGAGCGCAAAGGCATCTATGGCTATACTGCTAGCTCCGGTGCGTGGAATCGCCCGCTGTCTGGCTTCCGCAAGCCGTACAGTCAATCTGGTACCGGGTGGGAGAAGAAGTTCTACAAGGGCCCGGGTGACGTTTGGATTGATTACGAGGGCAAGGGCGCGGCGATCCGCAATATGACGTCGCTTATCGAGAAATCATCGTACGACCACGATACCTGGGTCGTTCGCGGATGCGACTACAACGCCATGGAGTCGTTCTTCGGCAAAAGCGCCTCGGAGCTGAGCGGTATGAGCACCGATGAGCTCAAATCGTTCGTAGGCGTGTCGAACCGCATCGAGTCGTTCGTATCGACCGGTGCGGCAGCCGGCAAGGGTTTCAACCGGCCCGTGGCTATGGAGATCTTCTGCCCCGCTGGTTCCGAGATGATGTATGCAGAACCGTTCAGTGCGTACTCGGGCGCGACGAACTACGATGATTGGGACGGTAAGAAGAAGCAGAATTATTTCGGTAGCGAGTTCGAGATGATCTTGCAGCGCGGCGGTTACTACACGGCGACCGATGTATACAAGGGCGACGACGGCAAAATGCATGTCGTGTTGGAGCTACATCCCGAACAGGGTTACGATAAGTTCCAGCAAGACCCCTCTGAATGGACTGGTTCGAAGAGCAAATACAAGTAAGGAGCACCATGGCCACTGAAAAGCAGAAAGTATCGAACCTCGAGGCCGACGACTCGTTCGGCTGCCCGAAGCGCAACCCCCGCAAATGCCGGACGTGTGCGAACGCGCACGGGCCTGCGCCGTGGGAGGACTCGCCGGACAAGTCGTATTGCCTGGCGTACGAGCGCCGTCTCGGCAACATCAAGCCGGACGCAGTCTATTTCTACGGTGCAGACTGCCCGTTCTACATCGAGGAGGAGTGACATGGCCGGCGACGTCACGGTAAAACAGGACAACACCGAGCATGTAATCGACGGTATCGACTCGGCGATCGGTGTCGCACTCGAGGAGATCGGGCTTTTAGCCGAGAACTACGCCGCCAAGAAATGCCCGGTCGATACAGGTAACCTGCGTGGCTCGATCACATACGAGGTCGATGCGGCCGGCAACGCCGTGTACATCGGGACGAATGTCGAATACGCGCCGTATGTCGAGCTCGGCACCTCACGCCAGAAGGCACAGCCCTATTTGAGGCCTGCAGCTTCCGAGCACGGCGCACAATATCGACAAGTATTGAAGAAGGCGCTAGGCGGCGGTAGTTAACCTGGTATTATTTATATTAAATGCGCGAAGCAAAGCGCTATACAGTATGGGGTCGAAGCATGCACCCCAGAGTCCGAAGAAATGGAGCGAACACCATGGCACTGACACGCAAACTCCTCCGATCCATGGGGATCGAAGACGAGAAGATCGACCAGATCATCGACGCACACACCGAGACCGTCAACGCGCTGAAGGACGAGCGCGACGAGCTCAAAGATGCGGCTGATCGACTGGAGAAGGCCGAGGCAGAGCTCAAGGAGCTCAAAGCCAAGCCTGCTGACGGTTTCAAGGAGAAGTACGAGAAAGAGCACTCCGATTTCGAGGCATTCAAGGCGGATACCGCAAAGGCTGCCGCCGACCGCGAAAAGAAATCGCTGTACCGCAAACTGCTCAACGATGCCGGGGTCGATCCCAAGCGTATGGACGCCGTGATGCGTGTCGCAGACCTGTCCAATATCGTGGTCGAGGACGGCGCCATCAAGGATGCCGACAAGGTCACGGAGAAGGTCAAAGGCGAGTGGTCTGATTTCATCCCGACCACGGGCACTAAGCCTGCAGACGTCGACACGCCACCTAGTGGCGGTGGCGACAGCACGGCAGAGCCGAAGTCGCTTGCCGACGCCTTGCGACAGAAGTACACCAAGCAGAACACTGATTAAAGGAGGCAATTATGCCTATTACCCTCGCAGAGGCCAAGGTCAGCATGGCCGACAAGGTCGACCAGCAGGTCGTCGACATGTTCCGTCGATCCTCCCTGCTTCTCGACCGCCTCACTTTCGACAACGCCATCTCCCCCGGTACCGGCGGATCCACGCTCACCTACGGTTACACGCAGCTGAAGACGCCTTCCACTGCAGCCGTCCGTGCGATCAACTCCGAGTATACCGCCAACGAGGCCAAGCGTGAGAAAAAGACCACGCAGGCCATCATCATGGGTGGCTCCTTCGAAGTCGACCGTGTCATCCAGGACACTTCCGGTGCAATCGATGAGCTCGTGTTCCAGGCAGATGAGAAGATCAAGGCCACGGCCAATTTCTTCACGAATTGCGTGATCAACGGCACCGCTGCAGGCTCCGCCGGCGCCGGTAAGACCACTGGCACCTTCGACGGCCTCAAGAAGCTGCTCACCGGCGCCTCCACCGAGTACACCTCCACGGCCGATCTGTCCACCAGTGCGAACATGGACGCCAACAAGAATCTGTTCTTGGACGAGCTCGACGAGTTCATTTCCGGCCTCGACGGCATGCCTGATATGCTGCTTATGAACCGCAAGATGCTCTCCAAGCTCCGTGGCATCGCACGCCGCGCCGGCTATTACACCCAGTCCCGTGACGACTTCGGCCGTACCGTCGAGGCCTATAACGGCATCGAGCTCATGGATGCCGGCGATTTCTATGACGGCACCAAGACCGTCGACATCATCGCCGACACCGCCGCCAGTTCTGGCGCTTTCGGTACGTCCGACATCTATGCCATCCAGTTCGGCCTCAACGCCTTCCACGGCATCTCCCCGACCGGCACCAAGGTCATCAGCTCCTACATGCCCGACCTCACCCTCCCCGGTGCTGTTAAGAAGGGCGAGGTCGAGCTCGTCGCCGGTGTCGCCCTCAAGAACACGCTCAAGGCCGGCCATATGAAGGGCATCATCACCGCGCCGAAGACTGCCTAAGGAGTCAACATGCTGGAGGAGTTGCTCACAGAGATCCACAATTGGTTTGAATGTGATTACCTCGCAGGCGAGCTCACCATCGTAGACGGTGAGCTCACCCTCCCGCATGGCTTCGTCAAGCAGGGCCAGTATTACCGCATCGTCGGCAGTGTGTTCAACGACGGCCTGCACCAATACCCCGCATCAGATTTCATCGACGAGGTGTTCGATGGCGAGGTCTGGGCGTTGGCGATACCGAAGGCAGTCATCGACATCGCAGCCGAAATCGAGGCGTGGTGCAAGGCCAACCCCGATTCCGTGTATACGTCGGAGTCATTCGGTGGGTATTCGTATACGAAGGCTACAGCGCCCGACGGTACGCCTATGCGGTGGCAAGACGCATTCCGCCGACGCCTCAACCGTTGGAGGAAGTTGCCATGAGTCTAATCGATGCTTTCAAAGAGCCTTGTGTCGTGATGAACAAGGCCAAGGTGTCTGACGGCGAAGGCGGTTTCACGACCGCCTGGCAGGAGGGCGCGGAGTTCGAAGCGGCGATCGTGAAGGATACGAGCCTACAGGCGCGCATTGCCGAGAAAGACGGACTCACGAACACGTATACCGTCACGACATCGGTAAATGCAGCACTCGAGTTCCACGACGTTTTCAAACGCAAGTCGGACGGGCAGGTGTTTCGTGTCACGTCCAACGGGGACGATAAGCGTACGCCGTCCACGGCATCGTTCCAGTTCGAGCAGGTGAGCGCCGAGGAATGGAGCCTGTCATGACACCGGCAGCAGCGATCTACAATTTCATGACAGGCTTCGACATCCCGGCATATGCAGCGACTTCCGTACCAGATAACGCGGCTTTCCCGTATATCACGTACGAGTTGGCCGTCGACGATTTCTGGGGTGGCGAGGTCGCGTTGGCGGTAGACGTTTGGTACCGCGGTGACTCGGAGGCGGAACCGAACGCGAAGGCCCATGACATCTCAAAGGCACTCGTCGGCTGCAAGTGCATCCCATGTGATGGCGGCGGAATCGTACTCAAAAAAGGCTCACCGTTCTGCCAGAGCATGGGTGACACGGCCGACGATAAGATCAAGCGCCGCCATATCAATTTGGTGGCAGAGTTTATCACCTCATTTTGAGAGGACAAGTTAAATGGCTAAGTTCACACAGATCCCGACGGATACTTTCAAAAAGCTCCAGCTCGGTGCTGGTATCATCACCACTGAGTTCGACCCGGCAACAGGCGAGATCACCGCCAGCAACATCGTCGGCGCGACGAGTGGTGGCACGGCGTTCGAGGCGACACCCTCGTTCACTGATTTCGGTGACGATATCGACAACTGTCCGAAGAATACGAAAGAGCTTAAGAGACTCGACAGCTGGGAAGCCAAGATGTCCGGCTCGTTCGTGACGATGGATACGAAGGCCGCTGTGTCTGTCATCGGCACTGCTGCAGTCGCGAGTGACGACCAGACCAAGGTCGTACCCCGCAATTCTGTCGATGCCAAAGATTTCAAAGACATCTGGTGGGTTGGCGACTACTCCGATGTTAACGAGGACGGTTCATCTACAGGCAAGGCCGGTTTCATCGCGATTAAGCTCATCAATGCATTGTCGACGGGTGGCTTCAAGATCCAGACTGGTGACAAGGCAAAAGGCACGTTCGCGTTCGAATATACCGGCCACTACAGCATCGAGCACATCGACACCGTGCCGTTTGAGATCTACATCAAGGCAGGTTCGGCTAGCGCTTAGGCGTAAGCCCGAAGGAGGAGAAAGTAAATGAAACTCAGTAACGTCAAGGGTGACCGTGTGTTCGACGTCATCGCCGACATCATCGACCCCATCGCGAGCATGGTGCAGGACAAGGACGTCGCTGCGATGTTTAAGCGTGAAGCCGTGCCCGACGGTATGGAGGCACGCGACTTCTTCGCGAAGCGTATGTGCAAGGGCCTGCCTGTTTTGCTCAAGAGCCACAAGGCCGACATCATCGCCGTCATGGCGGCGATCGAGGGTGTGACCCCTGAGCAGTATGCGGCATCGCTTGATTTTCCCAAGCTATTCACTGACGTCATGGAGCTCGTTACCGACGATGCGTTCCTCGATTTTTTATCATCACAAAAGACAGAGAAGGGCGCAGATGCGCCTGGCGCTGCCTTGGCGAATTTCGAGGTCCTCTAAGGGCAGACGTATTTGTCAAATTCATGCTGGCCCGCTATAGGAAAGAACGGGACGAGATGGCGTTTAAGGTATATGTCACAGACTCCCTATATCTTATGGGCCAGCAGAAGTTTATCGGTCGTCGATGGTACGACCAAGTCCGGCCCAAGGTATATGAAGACATCGACGCCACTGCAGTAGTGGCGGACGTCACGAAAAGGGCGGGATTGGTGGTCGTATGAATCTACTCGACCTCGCCGTCAAGATCATATGCGACGACCAGGCATCCGGCGAGGTCGACAAGATCGGCGACGGCATCAAAAATAAATTGGGCGCCGCCGCTAAAGTCGGCGTTGCGGCCGTGGCTGCAGTCGGCACTGCGACAATCGCCATCGGTAAGACTGCACTCGATGCATACTCGAACTATGAGCAGCTAGTCGGCGGTATCGACACCCTATTCAAAGACTCGTCTGGCAAGATGCAGCAGTACGCGGCGAACGCCTACCAGACTGCAGGCGTATCTGCCAACCGCTACATGGAGATCTCGACGAGCTTCGCGGCGGCATTGATCAGCTCACTCGGTGGCAACACCGAGGCAGCAGCCGATATGGCCAACACTGCTATCACGGACATGAGCGACAACGCCAACAAGATGGGTACGTCGCTTGAGACCGTCCAGGAAGCATATATGTCGCTGTCGCGTGGCAACTACGAGATGCTCGACAGCCTGAAGCTCGGTTACGGCGGTACGAAGTCAGAACTCGAGCGCCTGCTCGCAGATGCTGAGAAATTCTCGGCAGCGCAGGGCAAAGTGCGTGATTTCTCAGTTGACTCATACTCAGACATCGTCGAGGCCATCCACATCGTGCAAGACGAGATGGGCATTACCGGCACGACCGCAGAAGAGGCAGCGACTACCATCGAAGGCTCCGTCAATATGGCGAAGGCCTCGTGGGAGAACTGGCTCGCGGGTCTCGGCAATGAGAATGCCGACATGGAAGTCTTGACGGACCAACTCGTTGGTTCTGTCGCCACCGCGGGCAAGAACATTATCCCGAGGGTCGGCCAGATCATGACGACCATGGGTCAGACGATTGCCGATTACGCCCCGGGTGTCGGCCTCTACCTCCGCAATGCACTCGTCAGTGTCATGCCTGAAGCAGTGCAAGGGCCGATGCGCGATGCGTTCTCAGGTGTCGACAAAGTCGTCGGCAAGCTTACAGATGTATTCAACAACAATTTGAAACCTGCCGCAGATGCTGCCGACAGCGTTTTCAGCGCGATCAGCTCCGGCGTCAAGACTTTTGGCGATAACGTCAACGAGTTAGTGCTCCCCGCGATCGACACGCTATCGCCTGCTTTCAATGATTTCTTCGGAGCTATCCAGACTGCACAGCCCCTGCTTGAGTTCATTGCGGACATCATTGGTGTTGGGCTCGCTGCGGCGATCAGTACGGCAATCAAGTTGTTTGCGGCTATCACAGAAGTCGTCGCGTTTGTGATCACTGGTTTCGCGCAGCTGTATGAAGACATCTCGGGGTTCGTGACCGGTGTAATACAATTCTTCACGGTCGACCTGCCGAACGCGATCAACACATTGGTGCAATGGTTCGCACAACTGCCAGGCAATATCGCTAGGTTCTTGTCGACAGTTATCGCGAATGTCGTCGCGTGGGTAGCCAACATGGCGTCGAATGCCGTGAGCGCCGGCTCGCGTTTCATCTCAGGTATCGCCGGCTTCATGTCTACGCTGCCGGGCAACGTCGCATCATGGCTGTCTGGCGCCATCTCGACCGTCGTCGGCTGGGTGTCGCAGTTCGCGAGTAACGCCACATCTGCCGCTTCGCAGTTCGGCAGCAAGCTGCGAAGCGGCCTCGCGGCTATCCCCGGCACGCTCGGCAACATCGGCTCGAACATCATCCAGGGCCTCGTCAACGGCGTCACGGGTGCTGCCGGCAAATTGATCGATGCCGTCAAGGGTGCTGTCGGTGATGCCATCGAAGGCGCGAAAAACCTGCTCGGCATCCACTCACCATCGCGTGTGTTCCGCAAGATCGGTCAATACACCATGCAAGGCGCGGCGCTTGGCGTCGATGATGATGCTGACCTCCTGTTTAAATCTACAGATAATGCCATGCGTGGTATGATTTCGACAGCGCAAGATATTAAGTACACACCTAATGTCAATAGTGCCGAGACAACGTCCTCTGTTATCGAGTGGCTCGCCGCGAATCTCGGCGACATAATCGCATCGTATACGCCGTACATCGGCATGAGGGACTTCGACCGACTAGCAAGGAAGGCGGTGGCAAATGCGTAGCCTTGGCTACACGAGCGCGGTCACGCGCAAACGTTACGACATGCAGTGCGCACGCATCGTCGGCGGCGAGCCCTGTGCGGTGCGCGCGGACAGCTGGGACTACAAGACCGGCTACCGAGACCTGTCCTACGCGGCACGCAAGGCGCGCAAGGAGACCGTTACGGTCGCGATGCTCGACCTCACGGCTGCAGACGCCTTGCGACTGGCCGCCGACGCGGACCTCGCATCAATGACACCCGGCACGCTCGATTTCGACGGCTGGGAGCAGCGCTGCTACATCGCCGGCATCGATGTCAAGACCGTGACGGGCGGCGCGGCCATCGTCGAGCTGGATGCCGTGCTGCTGGACGGTGTTTGGCGTCGCAAAGAGGCTTACGAGTTCCGTCCCGGCACTGGGTCTGGTACGGTCGGCATAGGTCACGGCTACGATTACGGATACGCATATGGCTATCCCTATAGCGAGGAGACGAGCCGTGAGATCGAGGTCAGCAGCATTGTCGCATCACCTTTCAGGATCATCGTCTACGGACCTGCCGTGCGCCCGTCCGTGACAGTAGGTAGTAATCGCTACCAGGTCTCAACCGACGTGCCGGACGGCGGCTACCTGCTCATCGACTCAATCAAGGGTACCGTGACCAAAGTCGCCAAGAATGGATACAATACCAACGCCCTTCCGGACGCTGTGCTCGGCGGTGGCGTAGGTAGCGGCTCGTACATCTTCGAAGACATCCCGGCTGGAACGTCGACCGTGAGCTACGATGGCAGCTTCGGTTGGGACCTCGAGGTCTATCGAGAGGACGGTGCGGTACCATGGACCTCTTCGTGACAGACCCGCAGGGGCACACGGTCTCGCGCCTACGCTCCTTCGAGCTGGATATGGCGTTCGGTGCCGATGAGAACGACTTCGAACTATTAGCACCGAAGGCCTCCGGTATCGAGCCGGGGAGTCGCGTCTTCGTGCCGGGTACAGAGTACGGAGGCGTTGTATCAATCCTGTGCCCGGCGCGCACGCGTTACGGCGATACAATCGCCTACAAGGGCCGCACATGGCATGGCATCCTGGAGGACCACGTCATTTGCCCACCGCCGGGCAAATCACACCTCGCCGTGAGCGGTGACGCCGACGTGGTGCTGCGCCAGCTCGTCCAGGCGATGGGCATCGGCGACCTCTTCAGTGCTTGCAGCTACGCCGGCATAAATGTCTCCGGGTCCTTCCGCTACCGCTCTGGATACACTGGCATCGTCGAGATGCTGGCATCGTCAGGCGCGCGCCTCAAGGCGGCGTGGGATACGGCGGCTATGAAGTGTGTATTGTCGGCGATGCCAGTGAGAGACTGGGGCGACGTACCCGGCATCTCCGGTTCGACAGTGTACAGCGCAGAGCTAGACTACCGCAAGTATAACCACCTCATCGCGCTCGGCAAGGGCGAGGGTACGTCACGCGTCGTTTACCATCTCTACAGTGATGCAGCGGGTAACATCTCCGAACACCAGACTGTAAGAGGCCTCGATGAGAGGACGTATATCTATGACTACAGTAATGCCGAACTTGCGGACCTCAAAGTCAAGGCGCACGAGAAGTTGACCAAATTGAGGCAGACCGATACTATCGACGTCGACCTCAACTCGGGTACGGGTGTGGCCGTGGGCGACACCGTCACAGCATATTCGCCTACAGTCGGTGTATCGACGCGGGGCACGGTTACTAAATTGACTGTGAAGGTGGCCGACGGCCATGTGACAGTCACGCCGGACTTTACGGCGTGGAAGGATGAGAAGGAATTCGAGTAAGGAGAGACTATGCCGGTAACAGAGAATTTGAGTTGCTGGGAGTGCGATTGCTGCGGCGGCCAGAGGCAGAACGATCAAAAACGTTACATGGCCACGGGTAGTGAGAGTGCCATCGGCTGGGAGCGTATCCGCTACATCTTCGACGACGGTACCGAGCGTAATGTCGTGCTCGGTCCTGACTGCGCACGCGATTATCATGAACAGCGTAAGATGGCCGACAGCATGGTAAGCGCGTTTTTCAACAGCTATAAGAACAACAAAAAGGAGTAACCCATGGGCGTGAAACTTATGACAGGTGCGACCGGTGAGCAGAACATCCAGGCGGCGGACGACCGCGAGTGCCTGGCAGGAATCACCGGCCTCGACAGCTACGTCTTCCCGACTGGGTCGCAGCTCAAGGCGACACTCGTCGACGCCAATACTCTCACCATCGGCACGGGTGCGGGCAGCCTCCAGGGATCCCGCTTCCGCTGCTCGACGACCACGACTGTCAACATCCAGAGCGGTACGCAGGGGCAGTACCGCCACGACATCGTCGGCCTGCACTTCTCCCGCGAGACGAGCGGCCGCGAGGGCCTAGAGTTCCAGGTGCTCACCGGCGAGCCTGCTGCGAGCGAGAGTGCGGCGACTGACCCGGCGTACACGGCGGGCGACCTGCTCAAGGGCGACGCCGAGGCATTCATGCCGCTATACCGCATCAAGTTGAGCGGCATCAATGCCGTCGACCCAGAACCGATGTTTTCGGTTTTGACTCCGCTCGCGACCATTGGAGATTCCGTATCCCAAGTTAATAAATTATATGGTTCAAATGCATGGTATATCGCTGTTATGTCTGGGTTCATTTGTATATATGCGTTAGATGTAATAACGGGTAGCGGAAGTTGGGATAAGTCTAGTTGTCCGTATACACTTCCTGAAAAATATCGTCCGTCAATAAGCGTAAGCGCACCCGTTGTCACAGGAAATGGCGGCAGCTGGACTGGATATATATCAGTAGGTACGAATGGCAACATTATTCTTGGTAATTATGGAAGTAGCGGATCTAACGACAAAAGGCGCGGCTTTTTGATGTATCCAATTAGTATGTAGTATTCCATATCCCCGAAGCTCCTGACAACCACGAATAACACCGCGAACGTGACCGACAGAGTCAGTACTGAGAACATTTGTTGTTTAAGAGGTATTAATTCGATGTTTAAATATATGATAATGACTGTCGCGACCACGGTTATGGGTACGATAATCGGCTGGCTGCTGAATGCGATCAAAACCAACACGGCACAATTATGTAACATGTCGCGCCGTGAACACGAAGAACGCACACAAAATCGTGCTATGCTCGGTGAGCTATTATTTTACCGACTCGAAGATCTACACCGGCGATTTGTTATAGAAGGCCACCCGTGTTCTGCGGCTGATAAACAGCAGGTTGACGACGTTTACCACCATTATCATGACGAACTTGGTCTTAACGGGCCGGGTACGCATATGTATAATGAGATCATGGAAGCACACCAAGAATAGGAACAATCATGCAATACATCATCCCTGACAAGGCGTATAATGTTCTCAAGTGGGCAGGACTCGTCGCACTCCCGGCAGCCGCGACGTTTGTCGGCACCGTCGGCACTGCGTGCGGGTGGGAGTTCACCGGCATTGCCGTGACGGTCATCACTGCGACCGGTACCCTCGTGGGCTCGCTCATCGGCGTGTCGCACGCCACTGCGAAGGAGAACGCAAATGATTAAGTTCATCGACATCGCATCATACCAGTCCGCACTGGACTTGCGCGCCGTTACCGGCAAAATCGATGCTGTCGTCATCAAGGCGACGGAAGGTACGAATTACGTCAATCCGGCATGTGGCAGGCATTGGGCACAGGCAGGCGACATCGGTCTACTGCGCGGTTTTTACCATTTCGCCAGTAATGGCGACCCCGTCGCAGAAGCTGACTATTTCATTAAAAATACAGCCGGTTATTTCGGCAAAGGTGTACCTGTCCTAGATTGGGAAGGCAACCAGTCTGTCGATTGGGTCAACCGCTTCGTCCGTCGAGTACATGATGTCAAAGGTGTGTGGTGTTGGATCTACGCCAACCCCTGGCGTTTCAACCAAGGCGGTGTCGAGGCGAATTGCATGCGCTGGGTCGCATCGTACCCTGCCGTCACCTCGCCTACGTTCGCACAGGCGGCCGAATGGGACGCGCCCGCTGCAGACGGTGTTGTCGGGGCATGGCAGTTCGCGAGCGATGGACGCCTGCCTGGTTATAACGGCAACCTCGACTTCGATCTATTTTACGGGGATGCGGCCGCATGGGCTGCGTATTGTGGCGCCAGTGCCTCGACGCCTACGCATGCACCTGCACCGGCACCTAGCGCCAAGCATGTACATTATGCGCTGCACGTGAAGGGTGGCAACTGGTGGCCTGAAGTCATGGACAACTCAGGGACCGGTGATGCATCATATGCGGGCGCGCCTTTCACGCAGCACGACATGTTCTATATCTATGGCGATGGCGTAAAGCGCTACCGAGTGCATACGCTTGAAGACGGCTGGCTCGACTGGGTCGAGAAAGCCGATATCAACGACTCGGTGAACGGCATGGCCGGTATCTTCGGCCATACGATCGACGGTTACCAGATTGACGGTGACGTGTACTATCGTGCGCAAGTGATCGACAAGCCTGGTTGGTTCGACATCGTCCACGGCACCGCAGATTACGCAGGCCTCTATGGGCACGCGTCTGATAAAGTGCAGGTATGGCCTGCATAATGTCGAGGAGAAAGGACGATTGAGATGTTCGGCAATTACAACCCATATATGCCACAGCAATTCGCCATGGACCCACAGCGCAACACGCTGCAGTTGATCCGTGTCACTGGTATGGAAGGCGCGAAGGCATACCAAATGCCGCCTAATTCAGTCGTCCCACTGTTCGATGCAGATAACGACATAATGTATGTGAAGAGTACGGACGGCGCGGGCTTCCCGACCATCCGTACTTTTGCATTCCAACCAATTGAAAACAAGCAAGAACCGGAACAGCAATACGTGACACACGAAGAGTTCGATGCCGCAATGAAGCATCTGAGGGAGGCGATCGGCAATGGCGAGTAGCCTATTCGGTGGTGTACAGAAACCAAACCCCTTGCAATCTGCAATGCAGGCTGTCAACATGATGCGCCACACAAACCCAGAGCAAGTCATGCAAGCCATGATGCGCGACAACCCACAATTTGCGGAGTTCATCAATGCGAACAAGGGCAAGAGCCCCGAGCAAATCGCAAGTGAGCACGGTATCGATATAAACGCGATCAAGCAGATGTTTAAGTAGTGGGGCGGAGCGTACGGCCGTCGACCTACTTGAGCATATATAAGATGTCTAGTATTAGAAAGGAATTGAGATGTCTATGTCTGAGTATTCACTTTCCGACATCGCGGCTGCTTCCGGTGAGTCCGGCTTCGGCGGCAACAATGCATGGTGGGTGATCATCCTCTTTGCGATGATCTTCGGTTGGGGTGGCAACGGCTTCGGTGGCAACCGTAATGCCGGCGAGCAGCCCGTGACTGAAGCCGGCCTGTGTAATGCCATGAACTTCAACGACTTGGCAAACCAGGTCGGGCGCGTGAACGACATGATGCAGACGCAGTTTATGCAGACCAGCCAGGGCCTCGCGTCTGTCGGCTACGAGAACCTCCGTAACTTCGCGCAGACGCAGGACACCATTAAAGACGGCAACTATGCGCTGTCGTCCCAGCTCGCAGACTGCTGCTGCACCACCCAGCGTGGTATCGACTCCGTCAATTACAACGGCGCAATCAACACCGCTGCCATCCAGCAGACTGTGGCAGAGCAGACGCAAAAGGTCCTCGACACCATCACCGGCAACCGCATGGCCGACATGCAGAACCAGATCAACCAACTCCAGCTGTCCCAGGCGATGTGCGGAGTGGTGCGCTACCCCAACACCTTCGCCTATAACGCTGGCCCGTCGCCGTTCTGCGGTAACGGTTGCTGCGGTGCGGCAAACATCTAAACGAACATTTGATCGATAAGGCATTTCCGCCTGGGCAAGATAGGGGCATGGCTCAGGCCATGCCCCTATTTCAATAGAAAGGATAAACCATGTCGTGCAAATCTGCAATCTACACTGCCGACCCGTCTAGTACCGTGCTCACGCTGTCTACTGCTGCCGGTACGGCTATCCCGCTCGGTACGACTATCCGCCGTTTCGGCTGCAACGCCGTCCTGTCGGGTAACGGTATCCTGCTCAAGGGCCAGGGTTATTTCGATGTCGACGCCAGTATCACGTTCACGCCTACGGCTGCCGGTGCATATACCGTCACGCTGTTTAAAGACGGTGTCGCCGTGCCTGGCGCCACGCAGACCATCACTGCGGCAGCAGCTGGCACCGTGTCTGTCACTATCCCGGCAATCGTGCGTAACCAGTGTTGCGACAGCACTTCGACGCTTACGCTTGTGGCCACCAGCGCGACCGTTCCGGCAACCGTCACGATCGACAACACCGCGGTCGTCGTCACGAAACTCTAATGACAGATTAAGAGTTCTGGCGCAGTATCTCGACCAGGGCTGAAGAAAGGGATGCCGCCGAGGCATCCCTTTCGCAAAGTATGGATGAATTGAGAGAAGGCAACGATGCAAGTAATTGACATGTTCGCGAAGGTATCTGACCACATGATCGAAGGCATGATGATGCATGAGCAGATGGCAGATTACTACAACTTCCTTGGTTTGAACGGTTTCAAGCGACTGCATGAGTACCATTTCTTGTGCGAGACGATTTCAATGCGCCGCATTCACTGCTATTTCATCGACCACTGCAACCAGCTTTTGCCTGAGGCGAACACAACGCACCTCAACGTCATCCCCGTCGCGTGGTCGAATTTCACGCAACAAGCAGTCGAATCGGAGACGAAGTCAAAGGCTGTCGAGACGGGTATGCATGCGTGGTGTGAGTGGGAGCACGACACGAAGGAGCTCTATGCGAAGTCGGCCAAAGACCTCTATGATGCAGGGGAAGTCGCCGCGGCAGGCGTGATCTACGAGCTCGTGCGAGATGTCGACGACGAGTGCGAGTATGCCGACCGCTTGGCACTCAAGCTGAGTGCCGTCGATTACGACATGCAGGTCATTGTGCCTATGCAGCACGAGCTACACGAGAAATATAAGAAGAAGCTACATGACGTCGGGAAAAAACTCAGTTAGGGGTGAATGGAAATGGTGTCGATTGAGACTATCGAAGAGGAGATCCTCGACCTGGAGAAGCGCGATACGTCTTATGCCGTATGTGAGCGTCTGGCATGGTTGTACATCGTCCGCGACCACCTCGAAAGCAGTATGCAGCCAATGGTAATGTCGACACGGGAGACCGATGCGCTCACAGGGTCTGATTTCTTGGAAGCCGCATCGTGTGTCGACTACGCTGCATTGATGGGCATACTCGACAAACACATGGAGTGCATAAAAGCCGTGTGTCCGAAGGAGTACGACGCAGTCATGTCACAGATCCACGCGCTAAGGTAGTTAGTACCTGTCAAACAGGGTCAATCACCTGTCACACCGCTAAAAGGGCCAGTGTGACAGGTGTTTGCATCTCTACGTCGCGTTTTACCTCACCTGTCACACTGGCAAACAACAAGGGGCCCCTATATTAGATATTTTTTATCTATATATCTAATAGATCTATAGTATATACTTTTGAAAATATCTAGGTATAGGGGAGAAACAGTGTGACAGTGTGACAGGTACGGCAAAATGCGATGTAGGGATGCAATTTACTGTCAAACAGGCCCAAAATCAGCAGTGTGACAGGTGTTTGACAGTTTGACACGTATTTCAAAAAAGTCATAAATACTCGAATAAATCGAAACGAAACGCAGTATAATGAGGTTCGCCGATCGAAGGAGGTGAAAGATGAAGAGCCTATTTGAAACTATCCGCGAGTTCGGGGATACCCAAGGCGAGCTCGCACGAATGCTCGGTGTGACCGAATCGACTCTGTCGTGGAAGATCAACGGCAGGTCCGAGTTCAAGCAGTCTGAGATCAAGGCCATCGCAGACCGGTACGGCTTGACTGGCGAGGAGATCAAGTCGATGTTCTTCTCGTAATGGGCCTGTTCGCATACCAGCAGGCCGCACTCGACCGTGTCGAAGGCAAACGCCGCTGTGCGTTCTACCACGACATGGGCCTGGGCAAGACATTCACCGGTGCCGAGAAATTGATGTCGGATAAATGTTGGCATTTGGCTTTGGTCGTATGCCAGAAGTCGAAGGTAGCCGATTGGATGGCCCACTTCTCGAATTATTACGACATCGACGTCGTCAATTTGACGAAACCGCATACCATGGAGGCTTTTGGACGGCGCATCGGCGATTCGTATGCGCGGGACGCGGTCGGCGTGATCAATTACGACCTGCTGTGGAGGCGTCCAGAACTCCAGAAGTTGAAATGCTTCGCCGTGATGTTCGACGAGTCGTCATTGCTGCAGAACAAATCATCGAAACGCACTAAAGCGGCAATGGAGTTGGCGGCTAGGGCGAACGAGCTTATCTTGCTGTCGGGCACACCGGTCGACGGCAAATATGAGCGACTGTGGACGCAGTTGCATATGCTCGGCTGGGGTATCGATGAGAAACTGTTTTGGCGTCAATACGTCGAGTCGGAGACGACGATGCGTGAGGGTTTCCCGATCACGAAAGTCACGGGTTACAAGAACGAGGAGAGGCTGGTACGCAAGATGAAGGAGCTCGGTTGCGATTTCCTTAAGACCGACGATGTCGTCGACCTGCCCGATCAGCGTTTCATTCGTGTCGACGTGCCGATGAGTGGGTATTACCGAGAGTTCGCCAAGGTGAACATCATCACGGCGTTCGGGCGTGAGTTCGTCGGCGATACTGTCTTCGGCGACCTCACGGCAAAGCGTCAGTTGGCAGGCGCGTATTCACGGGCCAAACTCGAGGCATTTGGTGATCTGCTGGACGGCACGAGCAAACGCCTCGTCGTGTTCTACAATTTCGACGTCGAGCTCGAAGGGCTCACGGCTGAGTTGGAGAAGAGGCACCGGCCATATGGTGTGCTCAACGGCAAGGCGCACGACCTGTCGCCGTTCTTCGATACTGACGATGGTGTCGCGCTCATCCAATACCAGTCGGGTGCGATGGGCGTGAACTTGCAGCAAGCCGATACGTGCGTTTATTTCTCGCCGCCCTTAGCATCGTCACTCTTCGAGCAGTCAAAGAAGCGTATCCACCGCGTCGGCCAAGACAAGCCGTGCACGTATTACGAGCTGGTGTCGAAAGGCACTGTCGAAGAGAAGATCTACGATACGCTGGCAATGCGGCGCGACTACACTGAGAAGCTATTCGAGATGGGAGGTGATTAGTTGGCAGGTGAGAAGAACTTCGAGAACCGCGTGAAACGGTGGCTCGATTCGCAAGGTGTGTGGCACGTCAAGTTTTTCGCCAACCGCAACACCCGTGCGGGCGTACCTGATATCTTGGCATGTGTCAACGGCCGGTTCGTCGGAATCGAGCTCAAAGGACCCAATGGCAAGCCGTCGCCCCTGCAGGTCTACCACTGCGGGAAGATAACGGAGAGCGGCGGCGTGGCAGTAGTCGTCTGGCCCGACGATTTCGCACAATTGAAACGGCTGGTATGCCGCTTGAAGGAGAAAGGAGGAAGTTGCGATGTTCAAGACCTCATATTCGAGGGTAGGTACCTTCACCCAGTGCCCGCATAAGTTCGAGCTCAACTATGTCGACGGGCTTGAAGTGCCGTTCAACTGCGATGCGGCGAACCCGCTCGTGATCGGCACGATGCTGCACGAGTGCATCGAAGTCGGTGTCGACGAGGCAATCGCGAACTATAAAGCCGCGTACCCCGTCATGACCGATTTGATGGTCAACGAGCTGATGAAGATCCGCGTGCTCGGCACGCGCGCCCGCGAGCTCGCATGGCGTATGCTGGACGACGACACCGACCCAGTGTTCGAGGTGAAGGTCGAGGACGACAGCGGTTTCATCGGTTTCATCGACATGCTCATCCCTCGTGGCAACGGCCTGTGGACGATGCTCGATTTCAAGTATTCGAACAATGTCGATAGGTACCTCGAGAGCGGGCAGCTGAGCGTTTACAAATATTTCTACGAGAAGACACACCCCGGTGAGATCATCCAAGACATGGCATTCTTGATTGTGCCGAAGACGATGATTCGGCAGAAGAAGACCGAAGACCTCTACCAATTCCGCGAGCGTCTCGCTGCCACATTGGAAGACATGTGGCCGAAGCTGTACCGCGTCGAGTATGACCCTGAGAAAGTCGCTGATTTCGCAGTCGGCACTTGTACGATGGCGAATGCCACCGAATTCCCGAAACATGAGTCGCGCCTATGCGACTGGTGTGACTACAAAGATTTCTGTCTAGGAGGAAACGATATGTTTATCTTGCCCAAGAACGAACGCCGCGCCGAGGCCGTCATCACCGACCCTGATATGTGGATCTACGCCGACAGCTATGTCGGCAAGTCGACGTTCATCGACCACTTCGACGATGTGCTGTTCATCAACACCGACGGCAACACCCAGAATATCACGAGCCCGTTCGTCCAGATCGCCGACGAGCTCGTCACCGAAGGCCGTATGACCAAGAAGGTACTCGCATGGGCGAAGTTCCGCGAGGTCGTCGACGAGTTGGAGAAGCACGACAACACATTCAAGGTCATCGCGCTCGACTTGGTCGAAGACCTCTACGAGCATTGCCGTTTCTATGTATTCGACCAGCTCGGCATCAAGCATGAGAGCGATGGCGGTTACGGCAAGGGCTGGGACATGGTGCGTACTGAGTTCTTGAGCCAGATGAAGCGCCTCAAGTCCCTAGGCTACCGCGTTATCTACAGCTCAAAGGAGCTCGTCACGGAGATCACGTACGCCAACGGCATGAAGGTGTCGACATTCAAGCCGAACCTGCCGGACAAGGTCGCGAATGTGCTCGCCGGTACCGTCACAATGACCCTCCGCGCCTACATGGACGAACGTGGCCATTTCCTCCAGCTCCGCAAGAATGAGAACATCTTCGGCGGCGGGCGTATCGATTTCAAGCGTGACCGCTGCGAGCTCACCGTCGAGGCATTCAACGAGGCGCTGCTCGAGGCACAGGGCGCTACTGCGAAGCCTGAGGCCAAGAAGGCCAAGCCTAAGCCTGAGGTTGAGGCTGAGACTGCCGAGGAGCCTGACGCCAAGGCAGAGGAGAAGCCTAAGCGTCGTGCGCGTAAGGCCAAGGCAGTAGCCGAAGAGGAGGAGCCGCCGTTCGACACCGAAGAACCCGCAGAGCCTGAGGCTGTCGAGGAGAAGCCGAAGCGCCGCACCCGTAAGCGTCGCGTCGTCGAAGAGTAAATCACTGATCGAAAGGATACATCATGGATTTCAGCAAGTTTGACAAGATGGTCGACATCGACGGCCTCAAGAAGGACATCGCCGACGCAGAGGCCAACGGCGGCGGTGCCGATTTCAAGGACGTGCCTCATGGTGACTATGAGGTATCGATCGACAAGCTCGAGCTCACCGAGACCAAGAAGACCGGTAAGCCTATGGTGTCGTGCTGGATGAAGATCATCGGCGATTGCGAATTCAAGGGCCAGCGTATTTTCATGAACCAGGTCATCACGCAGGGCTTCCAGATCCACATCATGAACTCTTTCCTTCGCTCGCTGCTACCCGATGATTCCGGCATCGACGTCGAGTTCACCGGTTACGCCGATTACAACGACTTGCTGCTCGATATCACCGAGTATATCGACCACAAATTCGAGTACGCCATCGAGTACGGCGAGAACAACAAGGGCTTCGATACGTTCCAGGTCACTGACATTTTCGAGCTCGATTAGGTATAGCGATGCTCAATTTCTACGACTTTGAAGTTTTCAAACACGACTGGATGGTCGTAGTCATCAACCCCGTCATACGCGACGAGCGCGTCATCATCAACGATG